ATGGTTATACCACGAAATCATTGTTCCGTATTCAGAATAAACTTTTTGAAGTATTAATTGGCGACAAATCTTTTTAATACGTTCAGGAGAGTGATATGATCGAATCATTTTTCAACAACAGGTTCAGTGGTGAAATAAGAGTTGTTTACCTTACCAAATGCATTACAATTTTGAATAATGTAACCAGGGAGATTCTTCGACCAATTATCATAATCAATTTTCTTATCCGACTCAAATTCACCATATTTTGTATGAACAAAAATTTTAGAAGTAATTGATTCCGTAGTATATTCAACAGGCCACTGTTTAATAATATAGTTATTTGTTACTGCTATCATACTTAGCACTATGATTAAAAATATACCACCTACCGATTCGTTACGATCTACCATATTATAATAATAGGCAGCAAAAATACAAACAATTAAAAGAATCAGGGGAATAATTAAGATGGGGTGCATGCGTCACCTTAACCCATCTTCCCTCCTTTGTCAAACCTAAAACTGAGAAAGTTGTTTTTCCAGCTTAGAAATTGATTCTCGGCTATACCAAATTTCTTCTTTATCCGAAGAAGAATAAACACCTTCTTTGGTTTCAATAATAGAATTAGGTTTCAGAATTAGAACTTTGGGTTGATAAATATTTTGAACTGCTTTATGGTTTTCACAAGAGGAAAACACACAAACATTCCAGATTAATAAAAGAGTTAAAATAGTTTTATTCATAATTTATTATTTTTCCAATCGGCTAGAAAGAGTTTCTTTCTTTTTTGAATTTCTAAAATTTGGTCCATAATATCATCTGCTTTTTGTTGTGCTTCCGAAGAAGTTTCTTTTCTTAAGGATTCTCTTCTTGCTGACAATTTATCTAATTGAGATTCAAAACTATCACAAAGATCAAAGAAAACGGTTTGATTCTTCAATTTAAGATATTGAATTCCTAATTGGATAAGAGCAAGAAGAGAATCGAAGATAGCCATAATAATTACTTACTAAAAAATATCAGACAAGTCGGCATCACTTATTTCATGATTAATGGAGTTAAGTTTATAACTAGTAATGGTATTTGATTCTTGGGGGGCAACTTGTGTTTTAACTTCGTTACCATCTCCATCAATTCCGAAATAAGGATTGATCCATGATCCTAAAGGGTTACGCTTAGTTTCAAAAATCTTTCTATATCCTATAGATTGAAGTCGATTGTTTGCAATCCATTCAATATATGCATCTAGAATTTCTGCATTCAATCCAATCATATCTCCCTTAGAAAAAATATACGACGACCATTCTTTTTCGGATTGAACTGCATGAGTAAATGCCGCATATACCTTTTTCTCAAATTCAGGACAATTAATCAAATGCGAAAAACCTTCATCCTCATTCTTCTTAAGAATAGTGAACATGTTTTGAAAATTAGCTACGTGTAAGTTTTCATCACGAGCAATTTCCTTAACTACATCTGCCGCCTTAAATCCAAACTTTGAACCGAAATAGAAACTAGTTACAAAACTGGTATAGAATAGTACCCCTTCCGTAATATAATTCTGAATAATAGTATTCAAAATAATCTCTTTAATATCATCAGCATTGGGATCGAATAATTTATCATATGCCTCAACAATAGTTTGAGCACGTTTAGTAATATTTTCATCTTCTAAAATAGAATCGAAGAATTGAGTCATATTCTTTTCCATAAGAGATTTAAGGATATGAGTATAAGAGAAACTATGGATAGATGTTTCAACCATTGAATGCACTGATAATGAATTCTCTAATTCTTCATTAGTTACATTTTGCTTCAATACATCTAACCCTCTCATTAGTAATGAATCAATGAGAGTTTGAACTCTTAAGTTAGTATCAAAAATAAATCTTTCGGTTTCAGATAATGCTCTATACTTGGCTTTATCTTCAATTAAAGAAATTCGCTCTGGCATCCATAAGAACTGTAATTGTTTGCGAGCAAGATCAGCAAAAATAGGATATTTTGGATTATCGTATCTTTGAATTCCTAGAGGATCACCTAAGAAAAGAATATTGTTTTTACGAGGTTTAAAATTAAATATGGTTGTCATATGAATTAAATTGCGCAAGCACCACTACTGCAACTACTAGACACATCAGAAAGATTATGTTGGTTGCCATCGTCTGAATTAGTATAATAAATCGTCTTAATACCCCATTTATGAGCATTTGCCATATCCTTCAAAATAGTAATAGCAGGTATTTTACCATCTGGATATAAAGAATAATTATAATAAAGATTAGTTGAAATGGACATATCACAGAATTTCTGAATAATCGCCATCATTTTAAGATGATCCGTATTATCAGATTTTTCAAAAGCATATTCATAATTCCAACGTTTATGATTAGGAATAATAATAGGGAAATCTTTGCTTTTGTTACTCTTGACCAAAAATTTAGAACGAGGACGCTCAATACCATTGGTTGAATTAGTACATAAACTACTGGCCTCACACGGCATATATGCCGTTAAGGTGGAATGTCGTAAACCGTGTTCTTTAATTCCTCTTCTCAACCATTCCCAATCCATTTGTAAATTATTAGGAATAAAATTATCGATTTCTTTTACATAAGTGTCAATCGGTAAAATACCCTTGGAATATTTGGTTTTATCAAAATATTCACATTTACCTTTTTCTTTTGCTAATTCGTTAGATGCCTTCAATAAAAAGAATTGAAACTTTTCAAAGAAGGTATGGGATTCTTCTCTTGCTTCTTCCGAAGAATATTTCAAACCTTTTTTAGCTAGCCATGCAGCAAAGTTAGTAATACCTATTCCTAATGAGCGATATTTTGTAGCAAATCGTTCAGCCGGTTCACAAAAATAATCTTGATAATCAATTAAATGATCTAACATTTTAACTGAAATCTTACAAATATTATATAATTCTTCGTCTGTCTTAATATTAATAGGATTGACTGCACAGAGAATACAAATACCCATCAATCCTTCTGGATCGTTCAGGTGTTGCATGGGAACTGTCGGGTGAGTAACCTCAAGGCAAAGATTTCCCATTCCTACTCTTTCCAAGAAAGAGCTATGAGTATTGGCATGATCAATATTAAGAATGTATAATCTACCAGTTTCAACACGAAACTTATTAAATAAAGTGAAAAACTCGCGAGCCTTTACCGTTTTTTTCATTTTAATTTTAGGATTATTCTCTGCTCGGATATAAAGTTCATCGAATTCAGGTAAACCATACGTTTGTTCTAATTCGGGAACCTCATGAGGGTTAAATAAGGTAATTACTCCATTATTTTTATATCGATCATAGAATATTTTACTGAATGCAACACAATAATCAATGTCTCCTACCCGATTTTCAGGGGGACGCATGGGGTCTTTTAATTGAACGATTTCTTCGATTTCATAATCCCAAATAGGTAGATTCACTGTTGCTGCGCCTGAGCGGGTTGAACTTTGAAGCCATGCTTTGATAGTATCTTGAATAATTCTAAGAAATCCTACTTTACCAGTATGAGCATTCTCTCCTCCTTTAATTGGAGCACCAATGGGCCGCATTTTAGTCATGTTAACGCCAATCCCATATCTTTTAGCCGTGGCTTTCGCAATCACTTCAAATGCAGTTGTAATCTCAGGAATACTATCTCCTACATCTAACAGACAACAACTTGCAAATGATTTTAAATTAGTTCTAACACCTGCAAAAACAGGTGTAGGCAGAGAAATTTTATGTGTCGAAAATGCATCATATGCTTCTTTAATCATCTCTTTCTCTTTATGAAAGAGAGTCATTGCAATAAGCATATAAGCAAAATTAGGAGTCTCGAATACAGTTTTATCAATTACATTCTTAACGAGATATTTGTCAATAACTTGTGATAATCCTGAATATTTGAATAGAAAATCTCTATCATGATCAATATATTCTCCAAAATCGTTGATTTCTTTTTCAGAAAACCATTCTAAAATTTCATCAGTATATCTTTTATGTTTAACATTATTTTTAATAAATGTCAGAAAGTTAGGGGGTTCTGTTCCTCCCCATACATGTTTTCTCAATTCATAATTAAGAAGATTTGCAGCAACAATTTCATAATTAGGAGTATTCTCTGTAATTAAAGAAACAGTTGCTTCGATTAAGCCTCTATGAATTTGTTTAGTAGAAATACCATTTTTGATATTAGTATGAAATGCTAAACCAATGGTATCTTCTTCGACATCTCGCACTCCTTCACATGCCCATTTAATAATCCTATTAGCTTTCTCCGCATCAAATTTTTCTGTTCTTCCGTCCCTTTTTTTAACAAGTATTTCCATATTAGAGTTATTCGTCATCTGTTTGTTTATTTAGTCACAGGTGACTGATACTGTAACACTTTCGTCATCCTGTTTCCACTTTTTCGACAACAAAAAACCGACAACTTTACTTGTCGGTTTTCGTTTTAACAGGTTTTGTTTACGTTGCTCTACCAACTGAGCTACTCTCTAAAATAGAGAGGAAGGACTTGAACCTTCGACCAACGGCTTGAAATGCTTTTTAATTTGCAGTATAAAACCTTTTCAGAAGACTAACTTTTTGACCTTTACCAAACACCAAGTTATAAAGTTGAGCGAATCGAACGCTCTCGGTTCTGTTTGAACATAGATTTTTTGTTATATTTGCGGGACTGTCTTCTTATCAGAAATCGTTTGTTTTATTTTGCCAATAAATTTTTGTTTTGCAGTTTGATTTCTTGTTCAAGAGACGTTTACTTGTTTGTGCCGAATACAAAGGTAAATTGGTTTGCTGTGCGTCTCTTTTTCAGAGTTCTTTTGTTTTCTATAAAGCAGAATTTATAATTTGCTGTAAGAACTCTTGTCTTGATACTAACTTAACCCATCATACTATCATTGTCAACTCTTTTCTTCACTTTCCTACGTACCTCGTAGGAAAGTTTAAACTTTAACTTATTACAATTCAATATAATTTAAAACTTGCTGATCTAATGCTTGTAAGAACAATTGAGCAGGTGTCTTAACTTCATGATTAGTTAAGAACGAAATAACTGAACCATTGAAACCCCCAAAATAATAAGTACCTTTCTCGGTTGCCCCAGTTTCAAACTTCTTCCCAGTACTTGCACCATAATATCCACTTTGTAAATTCCAAAGAACAATCTGGAACTTATCTACAAAAGTATCAGAAAAACCGGCTTGACGAAGTTTGGCCCTTGCCACTTCCACATTAGTTTTACCTAAAGATGTAGGATTAAATTCAGAATCGGAAATTGCTAAAATTCCTGTAGGAAACTCTGCTTCTTCAATTCCTTGATTCTTTAAATCAACGTACAAATCAATTACACTTTGGAAATTAGTACTTCCTACATGAGAACAACGATTATTATACCATTTTTCAATTGGAGTAGCACCTTGCCACGTATGCATCTTTGCCTTTGTATTAAATTCAACAAATGAATTCATAAACTTTCCAGTCAAGAATTCTGAGAAATATAATGCCAGTGACTTAGCAACAGTTAAACAAGAAGCATTAGTTCCTGTACATTGTGCTCCCATTGAGCCAGATGTGTCTAGCACAGGTAGCCAAGTACAAGAATCTTCTTTTGTTTCACTTTTCCCCTTAGCAACAAGAGTATCAAATTGTTTATTCACGGTATCCCGAACATGTGCTGCCATTCCAGATAATGCAGTAGGAATATTAGTGAATAATTCATGAACGAAACCAGTATATCTTACTACTGTATCCGGTTTCTTGACCCATGTAGCAAACTTATCTGATAAATTCTGATTCTTAAGGAACTTACTACGAACAAGTAGATGTAATGCTCGTCCATGAATTGCACCAAAATCAATTTGATCAAACTTCTTTTGAGAAATCAATTGTTGCCACTGATGGGCAGTACCGCCTGATTTAAGTTTACGATAAGTCTTATAATTATAAGATGTTTCCTTTGGACCAAACAGAAGAGAACAAATCCACTTTCCAATTGTAGTATTAGCTTGACTTTCGACCGTCTTACAATCAGACCTAGCTTTAATTTGTGGAAGGTACTTCTTAACCAGTTCAGAGGTATGAGAATCAGCAAGACCAACCAGAATAACGTTTCCCATCTTGTTCCAATCTAAAACACGACTTTCCCATCCATTATAAACCAGATCATATTGCAACATGGTAAAGATGTCGTGCCAAGAACCAAGAGCAATAAACCAGCCAATATTCTTCCAAAAGGTGTCGGGGCTTTTAGTGAAAAGCCAAATCATACGCATGATTGCTTCGTGTTTAAGTTCTCCTCCCTTTTGAGGTTCAGCAGTTACAGAACCATCAATGAGTTGAACTTTTCGAGTGATAGTGCGAAGATAATGAATAAATTTAACAGAATTAAGAGGGTCTTCTGCCCAAAGAAGTTCACAATCTTTTTCAATTTCGTTAAAAGGCCGAGGCTTTTTATATGATCCTACTTTAGCGAATTGATTTACTCCTTCATTACCAGTTGAAGAGTACTTCAAGGCTCCGTTGCCAGATAGAATTTCAAATGATTTCTTTTGAGCAGATTGTACAAAAATAGGCAAAGGAGTTTTTGCTGAAGGAGATGAGGTAATTTCTGCAACAGACTTAAATTTTGGAGTCTTTGCAGGAGGAACGAATAGTTGGGTTTTCTTTGTATTGAACATAGTAGTCAGGAGTTTACTTCAAAAGTAGAGTTAAGTCAAGAGGTTTTATGTTTTCTTTCGAGAGGGAATTGATGTATATTTTCGACTATTCTCTAAATCCTCAATCATTTTATCAGTAATCGGGCCTTGTAACTTATACAGCAATTCTCTTCCTTCTTTAAAACTTTTAATAAGTTCTTTATAAGGCATTAATAATTTCGTCGATTTCATTTTGCATCACTTTCATTCCTTCCAAAGAATAAAGCAGATATTCAGGATCATTTTCATCTTCTTGAATTACTTGAATATAATAATCAGTGTCATAAGGAATTTTCTCACCAGTGACACTACATACGTTGCATAAAAATGCATTATAATATTCCACTAAAGAAGCAGTCGATAGTTGTTGCTGTCTTAGATAATGATTCGATTGATTTTCCCGAATTTGATCAATATTAGGTGTTACGAAGTATAACTTCGCGAAGTCTATAGCACGCTGAATATGTTCTTCTAGAGAAATAGATAAATGTTTCTCAATTCGATTCATGCTATTTTTATATTCTTCCTCTATTGAATAATTCCAATAAGGAGTAAACTTACTATTCTGCTTTTTAAAAATCGGTTTCATAAAATTAATTAGTTAATAGTTCTGAGGCAGATTCGCACAACTGTTTCAATCCGTCAACAGATAAAACCAAATCACGACAATCATCATGTCCATCATCAATATTCAAAATAAAATAATTAGTGTCATAAGGGATATTCTTACCTGTAATATCACATGTGATACTATTACGTAAATCATACCATTCTTCAATTGAATAAGAAATCATTTTCACATAATCATCATATCTTTTTAAGGTTTGCTCTGTTGAACTTTCAATATCAACTGAATCAATTGCTTGTAAATGATAAGCATTTCTATAACGAACCATTTGATCTAATGCTTCTTGAATGCGTTCCTGTTTAGAAATAGAAGTAAATTCCCGTGCATATACTTTAATATTTTCGAAAATTTCTTCGGGAGATTTCCCTGATCCTAGAAAATTAACTCTAGTATTATGTTTTGTTAAAAAATCGATCATGGTAGATATTCCTTTACGTCTTTTCCTAATGATATTAATTTCCTCACGGCTCCACTACTAATATGTAGATTTTCTGATTTAGAAATAAAGTAGGCAAAAGGAACATCAGTATAATCTTTGGCAAAATTAAATAGATTGCTTTCATCATGTAAGTCATGATAATTCCTCAATCCTCTAACCAATGTGATATTACCGAGTTCTTTTTTCTTTCTATCCACATAAGAAAATAAACTTCCTTCATAACTATCCAATTCATGATATTCCAATGCCTTTACATTATGAAGAGAATAATTATTGGTTTCCTTTTCTTCATTTTGTCCTTGAGCAATAATAACCTTATCAAATACCTTTTCTGCTTGTTGAAGAATGTCAAAATGCCCACGGGTGAACGGATTGAAGCTTCCCACGAATAACCCAATATGAGGAATAAAATTACTAAAATAATTTTCAATTTCATCTATCTTTTCTGAGTGAACAAGAGGGTGTTTTCGATAATATTTCAACAATTCTAATCTACGTTCCTTATAGAAATCAAATTTAGTGAATTGATATTCTTTGAAGATTTTCAATTCATTTTCATATACATTTGCCCCATCTCGAAAACAAAATAAATCATTGGTGTGAAGCCAAACCATATCCTCATCATCTGGATCAAAATATTTCACATGATCCATTGTTGACATAATTAGTTTCTTAACTTGATCGTAATTAGGAAAAGCGAGATAATAATCCCCTTTATTACGCATATATGATTCAAAAGCTTTATAAGAAGCTAACTCATTACCTTCCAATCCTTTTACTTTAGGATTATAAACAAAGTCATGGAATACTGCTGCCCAATATGCATTACCGGAAGGGCAGGATTCCCAATCAAATGATTCTGTATGAGCAAGATTATGATAAGGAACCTTGGGATATAAGGGCTTTAAACTCTCTGGAATTTGATAGTTCATTTATGATTTCTTCTTTGGTAAGGGGAATATTATTATCTAAAATAAGATCAATATTATCTTTATTTTGATAAAGAGGAATTTGATTATTTAAGCGTTGCCTTGTTGTTGCAGGACTATAACCTCTTTTCTTCATTCTGTCAACACGAATATCATCTGTTGCATCAACACCGATAATGAAATCGAATTTATCTTGATCTGCTTTTTCAAATAGAATTGGATGTTCAATAATCATTGCATCATAAAATTCAGGAATCATAAAATGATTAACATAATTCCAGAAATCATCTGCGACTAAATCTTCAAAAAATTGTTTAAAACTCCTTGAACTATTTTTAAATTCAGGATCAACGTAGTTGGCTTCCTTTGTAAAAACCACTTTCATAAGATTATCAAGTACATTCATACTGGAATCTCGGAAACCAAAGCATTCAAGAGCAGTTGCAACCTTTAGAGGATATAAATTTATCCAATTCCTAGAAAAATCATCAACATTAATTAATGGTAGATTATAATGTTCGGCAATCATTTTAGAAATGGTAGATTTACCACTTGCAATATTTCCGGTTATTCCGATAAGTTTCATGATAAGGTACTAACGTTCATCAACCATTTCACATCTTCATCAGAATGTAAATCAATAAATGCTTCATTAATAGGAACAGTTAAATCTACATCCATTCGTCGAAGTGCTCTTGACATTGCAATAATTCCGTCAATTAGACCGACTGCAATTCCTTCTTTTGTTCTACAATCTGTTGAATTATGATTCATTTCTTCACAATCTTAAAATGTTTCTGCTTATTACCGAATAATTCCAATGCTTCTGCTTTAGTGAAAACCTTTGCACGTTTTCGACAACCACTACTGAACCATGTTTTATCAGCATATACATGGTTTACATAACCAAGGCCGCAATAACATTGATATTTGTCATTAACTTTAACTAGATATTCATCTATCATTTCTTATGATAACCTATCAATTGTTTCTGTCAAGAAAGACTTTATACCGTCTAAATGTTTTTGCCAATTATATTCTTCCATTTCGTCCCAATTATCACCAGTAAAAATAGGACAATTATATTCCTTTTGTATTTTCTTCACGAACTCATCAGATGGAAGTTTAAACCATTCGGAATGCCATTTCTTAAGAGTATCTACCAATTTATCCTCTCTTTGATTAATGGGATTCTCAGGACAATAACTATATTTCTTATGATTATCTTTATTGTTAAACCATTCTTGCCAATATTTCAAATGTCTTAATCCTGCTTCTTTCCAATCTGGTTTAATCAGTTCCGGTTCAATCTCCCAAAAACATGAATAAGTTTTCTGGAAATTAGGATATGGTGCAACATCTCCTCCATTAAGAGAATCCCACTTAGTAATTTCTTCTGCTACATATTCGTAATCCTTATGTTTATCTTTCTTATAACTCGTAAGATAAACCTTGTCTCCATTTAAAACCAATACCTTGAAACCATTTAAAATAGTTAATTCTTCTTCTGTAAGAAGTTTAGACCTTCCGCAACGAGAACGAAAATTTCTTTTCATTTCAATTCGTCCAGTTACTAGAGAGTATTCATGATCAACTTGTCCCACTTGATACTTTTTAACTTTGGGATTAAAAATCTCAGGATTTAAAGAAATTACACTTTTCTTTCGATAAGGACGATCCATCTTTCTCTTCCATTCCCCATTGCGTTTATATGATTTAGGGGAAGTTAAATAACCACCTTTCAAAGGGTCTTTAGTTTCTGCCCATTCCAATCCATTTCCTAGAACAATAAAGAAATGATGCGCAACAGCAAATTCACTTGCTTCCCAGCTATTTTTCAAATAAAGCGTTGGATATGCCAAAATTGATTCGTTTACAGTGTCTTTCCAATTCATATTTTTTTTTATTTTATTGTTTAACTTTCTTTATGTAAACGACTAGGGTCCCCCGCATTGGCTTGTTGCACAATACCATCTAATAGCCATAATATGATACTATCTCTTGCAACACGAGAAATAACCGTTCCATACAAAAAACAATCACATGTCATGTTTAATGCTTTACTAACTTCATCGATAGCATCCCTCTTTGTCATGCCTTTCAGGCTATCAAGAAATTTTTGATGTATATTCTTATTCATAATAGTTTATTCTGTAATTCTATACTCACACTCTTCAACGAAGAAAGAATATTTTGTTTTAACATTGTCTTTAATTTCCCAATGATCTTTAGGCCACCAAGGACAACTAACTTCTATCTGTTTACCTGCTTGATATGCTTCCCATAATTCATCTTGAGTATATTTCTTTTTCATGATTATTCCTCGGCTCGATATTGATAATTGTGCGTATGTTTATCATACTTTTTTGGTTCTGTCAACAACTTATATTTGCCATCACTTTGTAGTTGTAAATGATAATAATCACAATTATCAGGATTAGCCAATAATTCAAAATCTTCCACTGTCATATGAAACCAACGCATCAGAAACACCCGCATCGTCATTCCATGCGTTACAATAATAGCATTTCTAGGGAAATTAAATTTGTCAAAATCCCGATACATTGTCGAAAGGAAATCCGAAGTACGATCAAATACTGCTGCACAACTTTCCCCATTAGGAAAACTCCAATAAAATGATCCGTATGCTTCTCGCATCTCTTCATACTTCTCATTAAATCCAGAAGAGATGTGGTTCCCCCACTCTTGTTCCCGTAACCTAACATCCTCAAAAGAATGCCAAATTTGATTAGAATAAGTGAATGCTTTCTTAATCTGTTCTGCTGTTTGCCTAGTTCTCCAATAAGGAGAAATATAAAAACAAACATTCTTCTCTCCAATAATTTCTTTCAACTTACTTCCAACATCTCTGGCTTGTTCTTTTCCCAGGTCAGTTAATTGTAAAGTGTAATCTGGCTTTGTTTTATAAATTTCTTTATCAACATTGCCTTCGCTTTGACCATGACGTACTAGGAAGATATTTTCAGGTTTCATTCTTTTGTAATTCTTCTATTTGTTTAGAGATTTTATCCGCTTTATCTATAAGGCTTTTATGTTGGGCGGTCAATTGTTTAATGCAATTAGCTTTGACTTTTTCTTCAAATGCTTTCCAATCAAAATTATCAATTTCATTATATTTGAAATATTTAGAAAATCCTTCACAACCACATGCTCCATAATAGACAATATGTTCTAGATAAACTTCATCTGGTAAACAAGTTTTAAATATCCACGTTCCTTTTTCGGAATCGTAACCATCATAATCAGTATCTCCAACGAGCATGTCCCATTTCTTATAAATCTCAAATTGTTGCTTAACATGTTCATCAATAAGAGAAATAATTTGATTTTCCAAAGATTCGGATAATCGAATAGAATCAGTTGCTAGATATTGTTCAATGAGAGATTTAAGTGTCATCTGTATTATTTTAAATATTTTGCGATTTCTTGAGAAATACTCTTATTGTCAATTCGTCCTTCTGCCAATTCAACGGCCCGCTTAATAGCCTTTCCCATATCTTTCTTAGTAATTGCATTGGTTTCAGCAATAGCAAGTTGAATCAAATTATCAAATTCTTCTTGAGATAATTCACTGGGAAGATATTGTTTCAGAATGTTAATTTCTAATTGTTCTTTTTCAACAAGTTCAAGACGATTGCCTTTAAAAAATTGTTCGGAAGAATCTTCTCTTTGTTTAATTTGCTTACGAATAATTCCAATTACTTCATTATCAGTAAGAGTGTTACTTGCATTACCGGAAGCAAGCGCAGCATTGGTGATTGCTGTTTTGACTTGTCGAAGAACATCAACACGGGATTGATCTTTGGCAATCATTGCTTGTTTAATTTGTTTGTTAATTTCTAATTGTAGTGTCATAGCCGTAAAGTAGCAGTTTTTAATTTCATTGCAACTGCTTTCTTCAATTGTTCCAATAATTCTTCTTTGGTAAATTCTGGAACAGGGAGATGCTTAGTATTATATGAAGCTATGCCTTCCAAATAAGGTTTTCCAGTATTTGTTTTATTCAAAAATGGATTATATTTTTTCGCAATGACATTATATCCTTCATCTAACGGATTATAATCATATCCATCAGGATAATAGTCAAATTTTGCTTCATATTCTTGTTCTTCTTTAAGTTTTTGTTTAGCAAAATGTTTTAACCATTTATGGCCCCAAACATCATAAATGTCATTTCTTCGTGAAATTTGAAATCCCGAATATGTAAAAGTGTTACTATATTCATTATAATCAAAAGTATACAATAATAATTCTGTAATAGTTTTAAATTTATGTATTTGTATATTCATTGGAATAAAGTTTCGTATATTTCTGTAGGATATATTATCTTATAATTTTTATAATTTTCAGGAATATTGCATTTTCTAGGAGAGGTGATTAACCATTTTTCTGATAAGACATGAATTTGTGGTTTTCTATGTTTCCTTCCATCCACAGATTCTAATGCCAGAACGTCATAACAAGGATAATATTTATTTTCGTAGGTTGACCAATGATTTACACCTAATACAATTCCGTGCCAATGTGCTCTATATAAAGATTGAACACTATCACCTTTATTAAATATATTATTAGTTTTCATATAATTTATATATTGTTATATTCATTTAATTTTTGGTTTGAATTGTTTTGGAAGCGCCGGAAGACCGACAGGATAACGGTAAAAACTTCCCATTGCAAGAGAAATTTTTCAGTTGACAAAAGAAAAGTTTTTGCGATAATACCAATATGACTGAACAAGCTGAACTTGAAAAAACAAAGCAAGAAGAAAACTTTCTTCTTTCCAGGAACTATAAACAAATCAACGAAGGACAATATAAATGGGAAAGTCCAAGTGGACAGAAATTTATCTATAGTTGGTCTGCCCATGACTGGCAGAAAGAAAAAGATGAAATAGCAGAAAAAGGCTATAAATTTAAAATAGGAACACCTTATAGTGGTTTTGGATGGGGCATTTTTGTCCGAATCGAAGGATCATCTAGCTATAAAATGCTTTATTTGGTAAGAGATAAAGCAGATGCCCAAGAAATTTTAAACGATTGTGTTGCTTCATATTCTACGGTAAATAAAGCGCAGGCATTAACACTCTTAATAGAACATATAACAGGTGGATGGTCAGAAGAATTAAATTATAAAACATTAAATAAAATTATTCTTTATAAACATCATTACGGAATTGAGTATTTTTCCATAAAATCTTATACAGAATTAGTTAATTGGTGTATTCATTTTGTTAATGATATGTCAATACGTAGAAATTATAAGGAAAATCCGCCAGTAAAACCTGCTTATGAATGGTCTTCCCTTCCCGTGGAATTTCAAAAAGACGGAAAAGCATCTTGGGAAAACTATGAAAGTTCTTTAAAAGAATATAGTGAAGAACAGCAGATATTTGAAAAATTGAAATTCTTAAAAGAATTACCACAAACAGAATATAGAAAATATCATTTAGATTTTGTTAATTTCGTATTAAGAGATGCAAGAGAGTATTATGGCGAATTTAATATTGAAGATGCAGCAGACGTAACCAAATATATTTAAAATATCGTTTGACAATGAAAAATAATGCATTAAGATGCAGTAATTCCAAAACGGAAGTTTAATAACAATAAAATAATAGAAAACAAAAATATATGAGTCGTCCAAAAAATCCAGAAAATAATTATGAACTAAAGGATGCTGTAACAGGCGAACCCCTTCATACCAATCCTAAACAATTTCGCGAACTTCAAACCCGTTACAACGTAACAGCAGAAGAACTAAAAGCCAGTTATGTCGGTCAAGGAGGCCGTAACAAACTTGTCTTTGATAAAGAAACAGTTGCTTCTGCAATGGAGAAATATAACCTTCATCCCAATATTGCTAATGCATTACGAGCATTGCGTTCTAAGCCAATTAAAGCCGTTTCTAAGCCTGTTGAAACTGATATGAGTATCAACGTAGCAGAAAATGCTATTGCGCCCGTAGAAACTAATTCTAATGAGGAAACAGAACAGGTTCAAACTGGATCAGTTATGGAAGATGAAGAAGAATTAGTAATTGTTGCTTAATTCTAAAAAAGGGAAAATGAAAAGGTTATTTCATTTTCCCTTTTCTTTCGTTTCTACTAAATAAAAATTAATTATGACTTTAGAAGAATATAAAACACAATTTGAAACTTTTGCAGAAGATGCGGATTTAGCTATTACTGATAGTGCGCTTAGTAAGATTGCTAGACGTGCTAAAGAATTAGAAAAAGAAAGTGATTTCACTTTAGATGATATTAAAGAAGAATTACTAGAAACTATTCCTGTTAGATTTCAAAAAGAAGTTGACTGGAATAACTTTATAGACGAATGTGCCTTGTTCGTTTTTGACGAAAAAGAAGAAAACGGCGACGATGAATCAGACTACGAATAATTAATAAAAAAAATAATGAATGCAACGTTAATACCTGTAGAACTAGTTGGTGGTCCATTATGTGGTGCAGAAATCCATATTGATGCAGATGATAATAGCGAGTTTCATGAAGTTCCTTATTATGGTGGAATTGCTATCTATCAGATGCAAGAGAATGGTAAAGGGAGATACGTAAGAGGATAATATTATGAGTTGGAGTACATTTGACCAATCACGTCTTGATTTTATTTCTGAACTAGAAAAAGTGGGGCATGTTCTTTATAAAAAAGACCCGGAATATGGGGAAGGTATCGATATGTTCCGCCTATATGTAGAACCCCATAATGGGCCAGAGTGTATGAAATGTGGGTGTTCATGGTGCGAACATTGTAAAATAACTATTAAGAAGTGTGAAGGATAATATTATGAAAGAGGTTTGGAAAATTTGTGTAGGATCAGGTATTCTTCCAAATGAAGAACCGTGTCATAAAAAACCTCCTTTTCATGTAGTTGTTGAAAACAAGGATACCTTGCCTTATAATGGTATTCGTAATTGGAGATGCGCAGAATGTTTCAATCTTCATCGAGAAAAAGTAAGACAGAAAAATAACAAATGAATAATAAAGTAGAATTAATTGGGTATTATGGCGGGGATGAAAGTCATGCTTGTTCGGCATGGACTAGTACTACACGTAATTTAACAAATGAAAAAAAGGAAAGAATCCCTGCTATTTTAAAAATGTTAGCGGAAAAAGGGCATCATACTCCTTTTGAAAAGAGTTCTTTACATTTTCTTGTAGATAGCGATATTGCTTCTCATATTCATTTTCTTAAACATAGAATCGGAGTTTCTATAAATGGCGAAAGTGCTAGATATAAAGAATTGAAAGAAGATAAATTCTATATTCCTAATGATTGGAAAAATGTTCAATCATCGTCATATTTTCATATAAATTCAGATGATACCACCAATGATACTTTTGAAAATAAGGACTGGGCAACTCTTCTTCAAGAATACACTGAATTAAGTAATAGATTATATCATTCAGCATTAAAAGATTTAGAACCTGTAATAGGGCGAAAACGTGCAAAAGAATCAGCTCGTTTTTTCAAAACATATAACAGTCAAATACAAATTGACGTAATGTTTAACTGGCGATCATTTATACATTTTCAAGGATTACGTAATAAATTAGATGCCCAATTAGAAATTAGGGAAATTGCTGAAGAAATGCTTAATCTTGTTAAGCAGATTAATGGAAACCCGTTTCAATATAGCATCGAAGCATTTAAATTATGACTTATTGGGAACGGTTATATAACCAGGTGTATTCTTTTTCACTCTATATGTAATCATAGCACCCGTTACTCCTAATGCTAACGCTGCATCATTATATGATGCGTAATATACACCATCTATAATAATTGCTTTACGTTGTGCAATATTAGGTTTACCTTTATGGGAATCTGTCATTTTCTTTTTTGTTTCTTCAGAATGCTGTTTTCCGAAAAAAGGGTTATTTGTTCCTTTTTTTGAACATAGAACACATCTTATACGATCTTTCCAAATTTCTGTTCCGCAATCCACACATGCTCCTTTAATCTTTGATATTCCACCTCTCCAATTAGGATTTTTATCACCTAAAGAATTTTGACGCATTTTCTCTTTATCCTCTTCGGTCATATTATCCATTCTTTCTTGAGAAGATTTAGTTATTTTTTCAATAATTTCCTCTCGACGAGGATGATTAGTCAAATTATCTCCCCCGCCAACTGATCCTACATTATATTCTGGATTTAACTTATTAATCCATTCTTGTTCTTTAGCAAACAAATCATTAGCACTACTTTCTACATCTAAAACTTCCAATATCGTTAACTTGAAATTGTCTTTACCGTATTTGTTCCATGCTCTTTGCATGAAATCCGAATGATGTATATTACTATTGAGGCGAGTTTTGTGCGAAGTCCATCTTTTCTTAATATTTTTCGAACTACCTATGTATTTTTTATGATTTACTATATTAACTATTGCATATATTCCTTTTATCTTGTCCATGATTATATTTATGGTATTCCCTTTAATAAATGAAATATTCTTGCAAAAGAATCATGCCTGGAAGAAGGTATGTTAAC